ACAGCAGTTTCTCCTGGAACTATATTTACCTCTTCAACATTAGGTTGTTCAACAATAGCTTCTTCTACTGGCGTAGTCTCTACAACTGGTTGCTCAGTAACTACTTCCGTCTCCTGGACCCCACCGCCTGCGACAGTGCTATCGCTAATATTTGCTTCTGGCTGCGTGGCTTGCCAGACTGTCCCTTCTCCTTGCCCTGCTTGAGGTTGTCCTTCATTAGTTCCCTCACGTTGTACGACACCGCCTTCTGCTGTGCCTTCTTGCTGCTGTTTTGTGCTTTCTTCAATGGCATTTCTCGATATAATTTTTAGTTCATTATTAATCTGCTCTATCCTTTCTCTCTGGCCAGTGGTTAGAGCTTCATCCTTACCAGCTATTTCTTGTTCTAAGTTTTTCTTTTCTAATAATAAATTAAATGAGTTTTTTGCATCCTCTGATGATAAATTATCTGGTACAGTACTAATAATCTGTTGACACTCTTTAACTGAGTTTAATACCTCAAGTGCTTGATCTTCAGTTATACTTCCCTTATCTACTTCAATCTTTATTAAATTCTCTACAGTTTTTAATGTTGTGCCATCCTTTAATAATTTTTCATACTGATCAAATAACTCTGGAGATTGTTTATTAAACTTTCCCCCTTTTATAATATTATATGAGTTTGTAACAGTGGCAAACATCAAACCTCCAAGTGTTCCCATGTAAGTTTCTTCACCTGCTTGACTAAGTGCTTTAACAACACCGTCATATGTAGTTATATCTGGTACATTTTTAAATAGTTCTTTTTCATATATTGCATTTACTATACTCTTAACTCCTGTTTCTGTAAGTGATTGAGTTCCCTCAACAACTCCTTCAGCTCCAGCAGATAAAAAATAATCTAATCCTCCAGTTACAAGCATACTTGATAAATCTTTGTTTATCTCATGCTTTATAGCATCTATAGATGCATTCTTTGGCAACTTAGCCATTGATCTTCCTATGGTATCTATAATTAATTTATTTGTTAATGATTTATTAGATCCAGATAAAACATTAAATCCAAATTTTTCTAAGCCTCCCATTGCAAGTGCATACGGTATAGATATTAGCTTTTTCTCCATTTCAGAAAGGCCATCAAATGCTGGATCTAACATCATTTCCTCTACATTTCCATATGATTGAGCATAAAATCCTGTTCCTGATGGAGCTGAAACAGCTGCCCCAACTGATTCAAGAACAGACCCCAATACAACTTCAAATGTACTTCTATCTTCTGATTGTTGATATTCTTCAGTGGTGTCAAAATAAAATTCACCAACTTTATTAATATCTTTTGTAACCATTCTTTTAAGTTCTTTTGAAGCTTTATCAAGTATATCAAAATCTGATAATCCTTGTTTTTTTAATTCTTCGTATTCATCCTTTGGCATTAAATTTTCTGCACCAAATATACTGCTCAATACAGGAGTCATTAAATCAGCAGCAACATAAGCTCCTGCCTTAGTTACATCAAGCACACCACCCGTAAATTTTGCTGCAACAAATCCTAAGAATGATCCCTGTTTTTCTCTTTCAGCTTGTTGGAGAGGAAGAGATTGAGTTAAAGCAATTGATATATCATCTAAACCTTTAACTTGTTTTTCTACTATAGATTTTTTATCTTGAATAATTAATTGCTCATCTTGCAATTTTTTAAGTTCAGCTTCAAAATCATAAGTTTTTTCAAAATCTTGTATTGATTGATAGTATGCCTTTAGAGCTGCTTCTGCTTCTAAATCTTTTTTTCCAGATTTTTTATACTTATTTAGTAAGTCGTTGTATGTTGTTACAAGATTATTTCTAAAAGAAAGTTTTGAATTGTAATCTTCATATAATTTATTAAAATTATTTACCTGATCCTCTAAACTCGCTACTTCATATGATGTTTCTTTTGATCTTTTTTGAAGAGTAGCTTGAAATACATCTTGATCAATTAAATTTTTAAATTTATTAATATCTGTCAATGCAAAATCAACAACATCGTCCATATAATTATTAAACCCTTTTTCATCATCTCCATAGTCCTTTTGGCCTATATACCTTATCTCCTTTTCATCTCTCCATGTGTCATATATAAACTCTAATAAATCTTTAGCTTGTGACGCACCACCTAAGACACCTGTCTTTAACTGTATTTTTTGTTTTCCTGGAGATGTTATTGTCACCCAATCCTCTCCCCAAACAGCCTCTTGAACATCATATCCATATCTAGATAATGTACGGTTTAAAAGATCCTTAGCTGTACCTTCTTCACTTCTAAATATTTCATAGTTTATATTATTTCTTGCATCTTCAAATATGCTCTCTTCTTCTGATGCATACTTTATGAAATTTTTATAATCTGGATTATTTTTATTTTCTTTTAGCAGCCTAAAGTATTCACGCATATTCTTGGATTTCCCTACAGGGTACATATACGTGTAGTAAAACTCTTCAAACTTATCTTTAAATTTTCTCTTTTGTAACTTAGGAGCTTTAACTTCAACTTCTCTTCCATATATTACAAATCCAACTGATCCATCAGGATTAGTATACTGATAACCGTCTCCCATATCAGTATTAACTGAACCTCCCTTTATGAGGTATTCGTTATATTCTTGCTCCTGTTTTTGTTTTTCCCATTGATAAAAACTTTCATAAGTTTCTTTTAGCAATGCCTCTCCCTTTGCTTTTTCTTCTTTACTAAGAAATGATTTCTGCTCCTCCTCCTTCTTTTTTTTCTTTTTAGATAGGACACCTGTTTTTTGTGTAGTAGTAATCTCTACAGTTCTTGAAACAGGAATTTCTTCCATAACATCTACTTCTGGAGCATCTGGATTAGGATTAAATATTTCTGGTTTATTTTCTAAAGACGAGGACTCCAAAGGCTCTTGCGTTCCCATTTCTGTTGTAGCCAATGAACCACTTGTTTCGCTTACCATTGATGGTGATACCGACTCTTCTTTTTTTTTTAATGGTGTGTATTTAAGATCAAAAGTTTCGAAGTCAGTATTTTCAATACCGTCTCTAGTAACAACATTATGAACCTTCTTTCTATATTCTGGATCGTTTAATTGAGACTCAAACTCTCCTAATGATTTTGTATAGTAACCTCCTTCTGATAACTTCTTGTATAAATCCTCTACTAATGCCATTGTTTTTATTTTAATTATCTAACTCTCCACCTATTTTACTTCCTGTCTTTATTGCGTCTCTTGCTGTACTCCAACTTATATATGGATTAAGAGTACTAAAGTTTTTAAATGTTTTAACGTCAACCCACTCCTTATCAGCAATTATTACATTACCAAGTCTATCTTTAGTTATTGCTCCAGAAGCAGATGACCATTTTTGAAGTTTATAACTTCCATCTGTAAGAAGAACAATCTTATATCCAGAATCTAAGTAATCATTAATTATATTTGTAGCAGCCACTGTCTTCTTAGTAAATAATGATTTTAATTGAGATGATGCTTGAGTATCAACTATCTCTGACTTAGTCGCACCCTTTTTAGCTGTAGAAGCTTTTTTAGCTGTAGAAGCAGCAAGTTTTTTACCTTCTAGTTCTATCTGATACTCAAGGCTTTTTGCCTTAGTTATCTTATCCTCAGTTCTCATATCTATCTGAGTAGAAATAAAGTCCTTAACAGCTTGTTTCTGTCTATCAGTTAAAACAGGGTTGTACATATTATTGTCATCAATCTCCATTTTAATTAATGACGCATCTATATTATCGTAGTCCTCCTCTGTTATTTCTTCACCAAGAGCTGCCTTTTCAGCAGATAGTTCATCAAGCCTTTGCTGATACTTTTGTTCATACTCATCGTCAGTGTAATAGAAGTCAACATCAAATGCACCATTATCTCCAAGAACACTTACCTGTGCCCTTGGATTTGAGTCTGGAGCAATAGCGTTAGCTATCTTATCTTTCATTAGAGTATACTCTGGCCTATTTTTAACACTCTCGCTTGTTATCTCAATATTAGGATTATCTGGATCTTCACTAAACACAGTCATTGGCTCCCAATCAGCTGTATACTTCTCAAGTTCTGATGTTAAATCAATCTTATTAGCAACTATATTGTCTGGCAAGCTAAGCAGTCTTATATCAGATACATCTCCAGTAGGTTGTCCTGTAGCTCTATCAAACTTAGATGTATACACCCTTCCATCATCACTAACTACAACAGCATTACTCTTAACATCAGTTGCATCAGTCCAGTTTCTTAATAACTCCTGTTCTAGAACTCCTGCTGTTCCATCTTGCTGCCTTGTTATAGAATCATTAATTCTTTGATCGTAATTCTTGGCGTTATTTGCTAGAGTTCCCCAGTATTCCTTTAAGTTGTTTTGTCTAGTTATATACTCATTTGGCTTTAATCTTCCAGCTTTTAATTCTTTATTCCATTCAGTTATCTTGTTTCTAGCATCATCAACACCTCTAAGAATCATTTCGTTAAATGTCTGATCCTTACCTGGAGTATAACTATTAACTAAAGTTGTATTATCAAGAGCCATCTTATCAAGAAGGTCCCTCTTTGCTTGCTTCTCAGATTCAGCTGTCTTTAGTGTTGTAGAAAACTGACTGCTTAGACCTGCCCAGTCTACTCCACCTGTAGTAGGTGAAACGTAACCCAAATATGTTTGTTCTGCCATACTAGAATATTTTTTGACCAAAACGAATTAGTGACTCTGTATCAATTCCTAAACCATAAGGGCTATTAGGATTAATAGTTGTAGTAGTTTTAGTTTTTCTGTATAATGGATTTAGTTCACTTGAGTATATATCTCCAGCTAATCCTATTCCAGTTTGAACAGCACCAGTTATTGCTAAATCCCTCCTAGCTTGTGCATCAGCAGCTGCCTGTTGCGCTCCAGCTAGTTCAGCCGCATACATTTCTGATTCTCTAATAGCTCTTCTCTCCTCTATACCTGACTTATTTTGTGCTTGATATAGATCCCTCTCGAACTGTGCTTGATTCGCTTGTGCTGCTAGATTAAGTCCTGCCTCGTTGCTTGCTTGAAGAATTGCTCCAGTAGACCCAATAACTCCCTCTGCTCCAGCTCCTCTTGCTGCCTCCATAGCTCCCTTTGTAGCTCTATCTGCGCTCTGTTGAGCTAACTCGTATCCAAGAGTAGGCACTTGAACCTGTCCAAATACGTCTTGTTCCTTAACTCCTTTTAATTGAGCCGCAGCTTTACTGGCTGCCTGCTGAGCTGACTCCTTAGCTTTTTTAGCTTTTATAGCGTCAGCTACATTCATGCCAAGGCCTGCTACCCCTCCTGCTATCGATAAAGCTGTTGTTACTGCTGCCATCTTATTTTTTATTATTCAAAGTTATTAAAAATTATTGTAATATCTTAACCATCTCTTGACAATTTTTATCTCCAGATAAAAATCCGCACTCTGCGTACCTGTCAATAAGATGCTTGTTCTTTAGTGATGTATATATATACTTATATCCCTTCTGTTCTACATATACAGACAGAACATTTATCAGCATATTCAGAGCTTCCTTACGATCTGCCCTGTTCTTGTAGTTAGGGTTAGATATGATATACTCTATCCACGCTGTCTTGGAGTTTGTAAAGTATACAAACCCAGCACATATATCTTGCCCATCTTTAGATATCATTATACCTCCAGCTCCATCTTGAGGAAGCATATCCCTACTTGGAGCAGTCCATCTCCACTGCTCCCACCATCCCTTTAGGATGTTGTCGTAGTCGTCTTCTTTTAGGTATCTAACTTGCATCATGGATAACTCTTAAATACTGATGAATCTATTGCAAACAACTCAAACTCTTGAGTTGACTTTGGTGTATTCATTGTAAGCTCAACCTGCATATAGTACCCCCTAAGTCCATAAGATTCAACCATATTATTCTTGGCAACTAGTATATACATACCGTTAAAAAGAGGAGGCCCAACTAATGACGAAAAGCTAATACTACTCGATGCAACACCACTAACCTGTCCTAGATAAACTAGTTGACCTAATCCATCTAATGTATAAACTCTATCCGTTACAGAAACCTTAGTTTCAATATTATATGAAGATGGAAAACTCATAGAAAGTGATGTAAAGGATGTTAAAGCTCCAATTCCCTGTACTGATAACGAAGCTGTGTCAACAGTATTATTGTCAGGCCTTCTAATAAATGCGTACCACTCACCCTCCTTAGCTTTGAAGTATGTATCATCTATAATTCCGTTCTCTAGATCTGTAAGTAAAACAGCGTCCCAAGACTTGTCGCTATCAATAGCTAATGTCTTAAACATCTTTATTTCCGTAGGACTTTCGTTTAATACAGTAGTTATTGTTGATGGGTACTGAGTACCATAGAAAGTATTTCTTGATTGATTGGTATCGTGCTTATACAAGTTTCCATCACTCCATGTGTAAAATGTATTGTTCATACCAATCATCCAGTCTGGAATAAAAGACCACCTAGATGTCCATCCGTTGGACATTGTAGAGTATGTAAGTGTAACAGGAGGATTCATATTTACAAAGGTACTAAAATTACACCAAACAACTATCGATAGATTTCATAAAGTTATAGTAGTTGTATGAACACCTACCTTTATTGACGTCAATCTCTTCGTTAAATGGGTATGAGTCTATATAGTCTGCCTTAAAGAACATACCCTGTTTCTCATCCTGTACTCCAGCGTTATGGAAGAAGTAGTGCGTGTCCCAACTAGATATTGGACAAGTAGCCCAGCAAAAATCAAACTCATCTGGAACCCTAACCTCATGACCAAGCTTCCATGCAGTCCATAGCTCAGACCACATAGACGCAGTCCAAACCTGTATCCCATAAGGATCACCATCCTTCTTTAGGTTAGACATAGTGACCAACTCGTCATAAAGGTTTCTTGAGTTCTTGTAAACCTCAGCCCAGTACTCGTGATCAATGTTCTTCATCAGCTTCTGAGCGCCACCAGAGTTATTTTGATTCTCCTCAACTAACTTTCTGTCTATACCAATAACACTACACATCCTGTCTAAAACCTCTTCAGACTTACTCTTTATATAGTTAGCTCCTATATAACTAATAGTATCACTGAAGTACCACGTGTCGTCATTAAGGTATGGAGTAAAGTCAAAGTATTTTGTAAACAAGAAGTCGCAGTCATGGAAGAATATAGCGTCATCCTTAAGGTATGGATGCTCTCTAAAGTGCTGCTCCAACATATACGACTGTATCGCTGGAGGATAGTTACACTCTCCCATATTGTCTTCATAGAAGAAGAACCTTACGTATGGGAACTTGGCCTGTATCTTTCTCCAAGACTCTGGAATCTCTTCCATATAACAGGCCACTACATCTATATCATTACCACTGTATCCTAGAGATAGGAAGTTGTGTAGATAAACCTCAACCTGCCATGCGTAGTAATCAATAGCTGGTTGAGCAGAAAGAAATCTTAAACGCATAAAGTACTATTTCCTGTCCAATTAGTTCCGTCCCACTCGTATGCAACTGTAGTAGCTAACTGCAAGTAATAATTTGCAGGAGCCAATACATATACTCCACCAATATATTCGTATATACTATTAGTATATACTCCAACAGCTCCATCTATAAAGAACTCTGCTATTGGAGACTCGCATATAGTGTCAGCGTCTCCGTATCTAAAGTAAGAACTTACAGGAGGCGCAGCAGTTGTTGTGGTCGTAGTTGTTGTAGTAGTCGTGCTAGTTGTAGTTGTACTAGTTGTAGTAGTTGTTGTGATACCTGTACAGTCCACACAGTTGTCATACGTAAACAGTACACTAGATACAGCCACCCCTGGAGATGCTGAGTTAACTATTGTATAACACACATTATTAGCGCACTTAACTACCTCACCTGGAGATAGTGTACTAAACGACTGATGTGAAATCAGTACTGTTGCGCCACCAGCACAAGGTGTTGCATCGTAGTATGTTGTAGGAAGTGTTGTAGTTGTAGTAGTTGTAGTAACTCCAGAACAAGCAACAACCATAAGTACTTGTCCAGTACTCGCAACCTGCATTACATACGCAGCACCATCAAAGAAGTAGTACCACCCATTGCCTCCATTTAATGGAAAAGTTCCAATAGAGTTTGTATATACAAAATCATTTACAACTGGATACGGATTAGATCCATTATGATAGTACGTTGAAAGAGGACCAGAAGAGAATGCACAGGCATTATAAGCTGTTAGCTGTCTATCTGGATCTATGCTGAACGCAGTAAATACTGGAGCAGTAGTTGTTGTGGTAGTTGTGGTAGTTGTTGTAATATTTAAACATGTGGCACAGTCTCCATACGGACCAACAGTATTATCTATTAAAACATATGGATACGAAGCTGTAGTTGTTGCTGTTATCTCCCAACAGTTTCCATCAGTTGTTTTAACATAGTCTCCAACAATAAACCCACTAGTTGTAGTGTCAACAAGTGTAGCTATAACTAAACCATCTGGACACAATGTAGCTGTAAACCAGTCACCAGTTGGAAGGGTAGTAGTTGTTGTTGTAGTTGTAGTTGACGTAGTTGTAGTAGTAGATACTGGACACTCGTTCTTGTCGCATACTGTTCCAGTTTCACATACCTTTATTGAGTACGTAGAGTGATCAATCTTATACCACTGGCTACCGCCCATAAACTTTGTAGTAGCCTTATAGTCAATATATATATTGTCATTAATATTTGGAACCCTTCCGTTACCGTCATGATATAATAACGTATATATCGGTGACACAGCACAAGCTGCATCTCCAGTATCCCCAAAGTTTTCTACATCTATAGCGAACGGAGTAAGTTTTATTCCAGTCTCTACTGTTATATTTATAACCTTTGAATCACCATACCCTAAACAATTTTTAGCCCTTAGTTCAATATTGTAAGAGCATGCCTCCTCTGGAGTTCCAAATATCTCTCCAGTTGCATAGTTAAATGACAGTCCCTTTGGAAGATAGAAATCTAAGCATGCTTTATTAAAAGTATATGTACCGTTACCAAGAACAAGAGTAGGTGTAGTGCTAGAGCAGGTTGTTATAATTTCACTGTTTAGTGTTCCAACCGTTATTCTTTTATTATTACCGTAGCAGTCAACAATATCAAATATAGATCCAGTGTCTCCAGATGTAAATGTACACGAATCACAAGACCCTAACACTCTCCATTCAGTTGGATTGTTACTTGCTTGCATAGGAACATTAATAAATCTTCCTTGCGTAATTACAATATCCTCTTGAAATATAAATGGTGGAGCATACTCTAAGCAGTCACATCCTGCAAATGTTTTAATAACTCCGTCTAACCCAACAAGTCCGTACAACCCTCCAGAAACTGGAGGTACGGCCATAGACACGTCACTTATAAGATGATACGCATTATTACCGTTATATGGACTAAGTCCTGTAGAGTCTGTAAATATCTGGTCTCCAGTTACTGGATACATACCTAATCCATTATGATACATAGCAACGTTTGCTGTTTGTGTACAAACATTACTAGGCTCTCCATCAGTAGTATCTATATAGAACGTCTTAAGGTACGGGTCAATCCTTGATATGTTCCAAGAAGAATTTGTTATAGGAGAGTGTACGTATAGTACAGACTCATCATTTGTTGAATCTGATTTAAAGAACTCAATAGATCCAGATCCATTGTTAACAAGTCCGTCATATGGAAATACAAGTTTAATATCAGATGGATCTATTCCAGCGGATATTAAGTTATTATAATTTGCTAGTGAATTAAGGCCAATATATCCTGTATCTTGAATAATTCTTCCGTTATAGCTAAGTATATACCTAGATGGTCTTAATACTGTATTATAATTTACTCCAGCTATACCTCTTTCATTTGGTAACTTTATGTCTATATACCTCTCTGTAATTGCGCCAGAATACGAAGCATATCCAGAACTAAGGCTATCTGTATAGTCCCATATAAGGTACAAGTTTTCGTAGTTATTAGGGTTATTAAACACAAACTTACCCTCATACCTTCCAGCCACAAGAACCATTGGTATCTCTGTAGCTAGAGATATAATCGTATCCTTCTGAGTTTCGTCATACAATATGTCAGAAACTAGGTAGTAAACCTTATTATTAAGTGCAGGCTCTAAGTCCTTTATAAATGAAGACTTGTCTACTGGAACGTATACATTTATAGTAGCTCCGTCATAAGGTATATACCCAACGCCACCTTCTCCAGTAACTTGATTAAATAAAGCAATCTCGTTTGCCTCTATAGATACTCCGTTTATACTAAACTCTAAACTCCCTGTATACTGAAAACTCTGATTTGCATTCATTATTTATTCAGTTTATTATTTCTTACTACAGTAACCACGTTTAATCCTTTGCTTCTACCCTGTGTTAAGGTAAAGCTTTCAGTCTTTCCACAATAATTAACTACTAACATTACACTTCTAACAACGTTTGTTGTGTTTTGAGAAACTTGTCCAGATATAACAGCGTCTCCAGTACCAGATGATATAAATCCACTCACCCAGTTAGTCCCGAATCCAAGGTTAGTTACACTTATCGTCCAAGAGATATCTGTACTAATTCTAAAAAACTCTACTAAGTTACCAAAAGTTCCGTTAACATTTATAACTATTTCTTTTCTACTTATCGACAATTTACAACCAAGTATATTTATGTTGTTTGATGAAAGTGTATATAGATGATTATGTGGATCATAGCAGCCTATCTTCTGAGTATCACCGTAGTTCTGCATCATATCAATAAAGTAATCCTTCATTCCATTGGCAGATATCTCTACTATCTGTTCTCCTGTCATTTGAAGAACAGCACCTCTATTTGAATCTGTAAAGAATATATCTCCACCCCACATTGCAAAAGACTCTGGATTTTTACTTATACCATACTCCCCTGGAAATGCAACCTGTGTCCCTAATACCTCTGGTATAGAAACGATCTGGCCTCCACCTACAGCATCAGATAAAAGGTTCTTTCCATAAAGAACTGAACTAACCTTGTTCTCTTGGAATACTACTATATCTGTATCTCTAGCATGAAGCTTTTGAATTGATCCAAACTCTCCATCAAGATATTTGAAGTTTGCTATAGACAGGTTAAACTCATTTAGTGCGTTTATACCTGTGTTCTCTCCATATATACCGCTATAACATATAGCATTCCTGCTTACCTTCTGCTCATATCCGTCTATAGTTGATGTAACTCTAGGACTATACTTAAGCGTAGCTGCATTCCAGTCGTCTCTTATTCTATATGTCTCCAACCCATTTGAGTATGACCACGCATTAAAGTCAGAGTTAATAGTATATAGAGGATTATTTATTTTTATAATTGCAACTCCTGTTGTTGTTACTTGATCTTCATCAATCTGGTCATAACTAACTGATCCTGGTGTCACTGGCGCAGCTCCAGGAAAGTTATAATCAATAATTATATTATATGGATTAATTACCTCAAGTATCTCATATGATCCAGTAAATAATGAACTTGACACATATACAGTCTCTCCAACAACAAAGGTATGCATCTCGTCTGTTGAAGAAGGAGTCGATCCAGGAATAAGTTGACCCAAGTTTGTTTTACCTGCGTTAGTTCCAGTTGCATATGTAAAGTCAGCATATCTCCATGTAACTGCATGAAGACCATTCTTTATTTTAAACGTTCTAGATAACTCGTGATATATATCAGTCTCTGATTCCTCTGGAACTGTCTCAGTAATGATTTGATTTGTCAAATGCCTAACATATATACTTGCTGACATTCTGTTTGAAATATTATTTAAAGAACTTCCAGATATAATCATATATACTGGATAACTTAAAAAGTTTGCAACGGTTGAATCAAGTTCAATCGTTGAGTAATAAGGAGATGAAGATGATGTTTGAAAATTAGTTCCTCTTCTAAAGGACACAGCTTTTGCTCCTAGTTCATTTCCATTAACATCTACATATTTAAAATCAATATAAGCTCCAGATTCAACAAACCACTCCTCTATGTTTTGATATGTACTATTACTATAAAATGTTTGTACTATATTACTAGCATTAGGATTTTGATCTTCATTATATCTTATTTCTATAACATCACCTGGATATATTATAGCATCTAAAGATTCATTTAAAGTAATAGGGCATCTAGGAATAGCATTATTATTAACTCCTTTACCTCCAAAATAATTTAATGTAGATCCATTATTATATATAGATCTTACACTTGTTTTCCATATGTCACCAACAGATGGTTGAGAGTTCCAAGTAATGTAAAAATTTTGATTTGATGCAGCACCAATGTTTATTGGAAATGGGGTTCCTAATGATATAGTATAGTTACCATTCCATTGTCCACTAGATGTTATATCTGTAGTCCATCTAAATTCAGTAGCACTTACTACTTGTATAGTTATTCTATAATCATTATTTAATTCTATAACATTATTAGGAGGAGTAGATGGATCAGACGGATCTTGAGTTAATGATAATGCATTTGCATTATTTTCTCCATAATATATTGGATTTTCTACAAAATTAGTGGGGGCAAATATGGTTACGTATTCTCCTTGCACACCATAACCTTCTCCCCAATAAATCTGAACTCCAGCATTTGAATTAAGTTCTGTAGGAGAGTCAACCTTTATCTTAAAGTATAATCCTGCCTGTGCTCCAGTAATTCCCTCAAATCCTTCTGGCTGCATATTTAACTCAAGTACCTTATACCTCTTGTTAGAGTATGTTGGACCAGATGCGTCAGACTTAAATATAACGTACTTACCTACAGGAACTTTATCCCTGTCAGACTCATGTATCAAGAAGTATCTAAACTGATTCTTAGTATAGAAGTATATAGGAAATAGGTTGTAGTAACTTCCTTTAGACTGCTTTATTACAAGTCTGTAGTTTGTCGCCCATGTTGGAGGAGTATTGTATATACTAACAACTAAGCTATTTGCCTTGTCAGATTGAGTTGGAGGTATGTATACAGTATTACTATTATTTGAATTTGCAATAGTATAATCAGGAGATACAAGAGTTGTGGTAGATCTACCATATTTATCTAAGTATACTAAACCTATCTCGTAATCCCTGTCAGATCTAAATGTTTGTATTGGCTCTCCAGGATTAGGATTAACTATAGAGTTATATTTAACGCCTAGTCTTACTGGATTAATTATATCATAAAACTGTGTATAGTTTCCATACATAATCCTATTACCCACAAACTCTTGAGCCTTTGCAAATAGTGGAACATTATCAAATAATCTTGTTACTTGATCGTATGGTATTATGCTATAAGTCTTGTTGTTACTAAATGTAAATGTTTTAAATACATTATTAGAAATATTTTGAGACTGCTTATCAATTGTTTGTATAACGTACACATTAAGTGCCCTAGTATCAACCATTAATACCTGTACCTCTTTTACAAATTCATTACCAGAGAATACAGTTATATTAGCCTCGTTATATCTATTTACCATTGACTTATTGTTTCCAATATTATAGTCAAGCATATAGTTCTTAGGTTGGAACGCAACAGATGAGAACGGAGACATTGCGCTGTACTGATTGTCTAAGTATTTATACCTATACGAAAAGTATATAAACTTCTCCTCAATGTTGTTTGATTGAGTGTTAGTGTTTATGGCTAATTGTATCTTAGGCGAATGTAAAGGTGGAGCCAATATAACGTTTATATCATTATCTATACGTGGATCGTCTATTGTATATCCACCTATACCATTCGGTCCAGACTTAACTCTAGATATATTTATTCGTCTTGGAGGGTTATAGTTATCTGTCCAATACAAGAATCCGTTAATATAGTTAATACCAGTAACAATAAACTCTTGATTAAAGTTTAACTTGCTTGCTGTTGTAGGAGACACCTTCATGCACTGAAGAACTCTTGTGCTAGACCCATTTGATTGATTATACTCAAATATACCATCAAACTGATCACAAGCAACGAGCCAATAAATCAAGTTATCTCTCTCACTAGCTACAGCCCCAATCGTTCTAGCATTAGTTATATTCTGTACACCAGATATTGCAGATATGTCTGCAACATTAGTGTTTCCAAGTTGATTTTTTGCAGCACCAATGTTTCCATTGTCTGCTGTGTCAACAGTTATGTTTAAAGCATCAATATATACTCCAGTAGGTATTAATCTCTCATCGAGATCTTTATTCATAACCCCTTGGAGGAACGTATTGCTAATATCTGGCATATTTATTTAATTTGTTTTCCTTGACCTCTAAGTGACATAAGAAGTCTAGAAGGATGCATGTTACTTAATCTAAGCTTTGCGTTTCTTAACTCAGCTTGCTTTTCGCTTCTTGCTAAATTCTTTTCGTATATAGGGACACCATACTTATTATTTAGTAGTGCCCACTTAGTATACCTATATATAAACTCTTCTGCAAACTTATGAATAGTAACATCTGCATCGTTACCATTCTCCATACCATCAGATATGTACTCAAGTATTACTGTCTGACCAGCTATACCAGAAGAGAAGTCTATAACACCATTATTAACTCTAAAAGATGGGCCAGCAGAAAGTTCAGATGGATCAACCATAAACTTAGCCCCTACCTCATATCCAAAGTACCAGTATCCATCGACACACCACCCGTAGCATCCGCTGTATAGACCTGGGCCTTCATAAAGAGTTTTGTCTAGTCTATCTAAATCTAACTTTGACGTACCTATTAACACCTCTCCATTCTGATCGAATAGTATGTTGTTGTTATTGTCCTGTAGATAACCTAGAGCTGTATTAACCTTTCTGTTCTCATACAAAGGTCTAAGAAATCCATTTTCAAGAACCGATATCCTAACGTAGTTAACGTAGTCAGACGGAAGTATAAACTTCAAGTTATCTCCCACACTCATCTCTATAGACTTTATAGACCTAAGCGCATCATAGTTAAGCATCTTGATTGCTTGCTTAATATGAAATATAACTTCGTAACGCTGTACGTTATTAACAGTCTTATCATTACCAACGTACATAGCCATAAAGTTGTTTACAGCATCCTTTAGAGATATATACTGATACGATCCCCAGTTTTCATCCTGTGGGACTACACCGTTATTTGTGTAGTACTGATATGGAGTAATATATGGCATTATTGACCTTTTTCTTGTATATTTTGTAATTCTTCTGTCTTAGCTACCTGCACAACTTCTGTCTCCCTAATCGATACACCAGCGTATTGAAGTATCTTTAAAACAAGGTCAGCCTCATAGCTAACTGGCAACTCAAAATCTTGATAAGCAGGAAGAGATGGATTAAATACCGCCTCTCCACCAGATAAAGATGTATACGTCCAGTTTGGATCCTCTGGGTATCTTATGTACTGAGCTGTTATAAATCCAGTCTGAGATGCTGAATTTAATGTAGTTGGATATAACTGTATTCTTGTTGCAGATACAGCATTTGAATCCATTGTATATACTGGATAAGATACTGAAGGTGCTGCGATATTAGACGCAAGTAAGTTATGTATCTTACTGTGTGAAACCTTTTCTATCTCTGTTGTATTATTATACAATACCTTATCAAGGTAATAGCATGTATCTGGAATGTCAAACCTCTGTGATATTGGATTAAATGTTAATACACCATAAGTTGAAAAAGCCTCTATGGCCTCTGTTATTTTTTTAGGAATATCTGTATATCCAGCGTTGTATGATCTAGCATTCTGTGCGTTTACAGCCATACTGTATCTGCTCATCAAGGCATCAAATATCTCCATCTGAGCTTGTTTAGCGAATAGGTTAAACTCCATCGGAGTAACGTATCCCCTGTTATCCTTACTAATTATGGATAGTACTGTATTTCTTACGCTATCTATCATAGTGCAAATATAGTAAAAAAAAAGAGGTCACAAATTGTGACCCCTTCTCTAATAATAAAAAAATATTATTATGCTGACCACTCTTCCTCGATCTGAGTAATAGCAGTAACAGTGTAAGGTAATCTAGAAGTAATGTCAAGAACTGGTCTAGTCCAAGATAAAGTTAAAGACTCCTCAATCAAGTTAGCAAATGCTGTCAATTGAGCTTTTGTTTTAGTAGCATCAGATGCAGTTGTAGCAGTTATCTGAAGACCAATCACCTCAGATGCACCAGTAGCACCATATCCTACAGTATTGTAAAGAACTTGAATGTGAGTGTCAGCACCTACTTCAATGTGTAAAATGTTTTTAACTGGAATTAAAAACGGAGCATTACTTAAAGTAATTTTTAAAAATTTTTCCATTTTGTAAAAAATTAATGGGTTAATAAAGTGCAAATATAATAAAAAATGTCCAGTTTATTTTTACAAAAACTGGACAAATCTATATTAATCAACATACATTTGATTCTCTAGGTACTGATAAAACTCTAAACCTTCATCAGACTTAAGCCATGTCATAAACACATCTTCTTTTTTCTCTCCAAATGGTACAGTGAGTATCTTCTTTTTATTGTTTTTTAAATTATAATGGATATCCTTTCCAGCTCTAAACGTAACGTAACCCTCATCGAATGCTCTTGATGAAATATCGTTAACATCAATATCTGGATCTTCTATAGCGTATAAGAAGTCTTCTGGATAGTTTCTTGCAAACAATAATATGTCATGCTTGATCTCAGCAGCTGTCATCTTATCTACATTAGAATCTAAGTGAACCCTAGCAATAGACTTCATTTTGTCTAAGTCTAATGACCTTGCTGCAATTAATGCATCAACTTCTAAATTCAAGTTTCTTACTTTATCTTCAGCAATTTTTTGTGGATCAAACTCATAAAATAATGTTCCTCCATTAGCAAGATTATCTGGATGAATATCCATAAACTGTTGAAGTATTGGGTTATTTTTTAATACAGTAATTTTACCATCTTCCATTACAATTGGCTCAAGAATAGCTGTACCATCCTGTTCATCTTCAAATACTGATTTTTGATTTTTAGAATACCTAAGAGGTCTATTAATACCTTTATCCTCATCAAAATGAAGAAGTTGTCTCCTTTTATTACTTCTTGATTGAATAAAAAAACTAACTGGAGTTTTGTCTTGATTTAAGACATAGACCTTGTCTTTTGTTTGATTTGTTTTCATTATACTTAATTTAAATTAAAATTATAAAAAGAGAGGGACATTATTGTCCCCCTCTAGTTTTTATTTATTAGTCTTTGAACAATACAAAGTTGTTTGCTCCAAGAGTACAAAGTGCACGCTCAGATAAGAAGTGAACTTGCATTGCATCTAGATCGCTGTTAGAAGCACCTCCAGCAGAACCAGTAACCCAAGTCTTGAATTTTCTGTTTTCTGCCTCGTTTGCACGGTAACGAACGTGTAAGAATGGACGCTTCATGTTTTTACCCATTACTTGGTCATATACTGACATAGTACCAGCTGGAATAAGAACACCATTGATAGCTCCACCTACAATACCTCCACGAAGAGTTGCATCATTCAAGTATTTCCAGTCAGACTTATAGAAGTCATAACCTCTTCTAAATGAAGTAAACCCTAAGTTAAGAGCCATATCCTTATCGTTATCAAATAATCCGTAAGAAGTACCACCAGCTCCGTAAGAGTTTTGAGCAGCCAACATATCATCAATATCGAAAGAGAACTCACGATTAACAAACAATACGTTTTCTGCGATAGCACCTTGCTTGTCAAGACGAGCAACGATATCATCAAATTCTCCTAATGTAGATGGATTACCTCCAGACCATACATTTCCACGATCTTCGATAGCTTCAAACATACCTTCTGATCCAGAGTTAGCACCTAATTCAGCAGCAGCTCCAGAACCAGTTTCAGTAGAAACGTGTTCGATCATCATCATTTCAAGATAATCGTCAAAACGTAGACGAGTTTCATGCTCTGCCTTAACATACCAAAGGTATCCTGTAGCACCATTCTCAGTAGTTACTTCAACCCATCCAATTTGTGCCATGTCAGAACCTGCAACTTCAAATTTATCTTTAATGATAACTGGTTTTACTTCAAAGATGTCGTCAACTGGATCAAGAGATCCTGTCATTCCTCCAACACCTTTTTTGAATTCAGATCCATAAACAAACGCTGTAAATGTAGCTGATGTATCTCCAGCTGCAATACCACTTGCGTTATAAAATGCTACTTTAAATCTTGTCGCATCTCCAGAAACTGGACACTCAGTAACTAAACCTCTGTATGATGTTGATCCAGCATTATTAGATAAGAATACAGTTTGTCCAACTCTAAAGTTACAAGTAGCTGTACCAATATCAAAAGTAACAACATCGTCACCACCTGTAGCAGAAACTGGAGTAGCACTTGTATACTTAGTGTGAAGACGACCTTGCTCTGCCCATTTAATTAAGTCAGAAGCTGAAGGAATTTCAGCACTTACGTTACGTAAGAAAGATGCAATAGAACGATTTCCATATCGCTCAAATTCTTGCTCATAAGTATCAGGAAGATACTGAGTCATAAAGTCAAAAGTACTAATATAGTTACTTGACAATGTAGCTTTAACTGAACTTGGAGTTAAAGATACAGCTGGATTTCCCAATCCGTTTAAGATGTCTAATGAACCTGCCATTTTGTTTTAATTTTAACGTTTTTTAATTTTTAGTTTACCGCTATAACCTTCGTCAACAACTCTGATTTGGAATCCAGACTTTGGTGTTGGTGTCGGAGAGTTTCTAGTCATATCTATATTCTTCGACTCCTTATCAAAGTTTGTAACAGCGTCAGCCTTTCCTTTTTCGTAGAAAAATCTTGCCGTCTTCTCTGGATCCATTGCCATTGCTATTGCCTTATGAAACATCTCCGCATCCTTTAAGTATCCGTCCTTATCTAAAAAATTAGATATAAAGTTACTTAGATTCGACTGCTTCGAAAGAATGTCATTGCTCTCTCCAGGCTTGTAAACAATCTTGGTGCTATCATCTATGTTAAATCCGAAACCTTCGAAATTGTTAGAGAATAGCTCCTCAGTTTTTTGCTTGAAGTACTCTGACTTCTTTTGTTGATCATCAAGGTTACTCTTATATGACTTAAAAGACTCATAGGCATCTCTCTCTTCCTGTGGAACAAAACCTTCTCTTGACTCAAGAGGAGCTTTATACTGTTCCTTCATTTCGTTGAAATACTGCTTCGCCTTTTTAAGCTCTTGTTTTTTAGCTAACTTCCTTTCTTTGATATCTTCATCTGAATCGTAGTCCTCATCGTACTTTAACTTACTCAGTTTGTACTCAACGTCCTCTTCATCATCTCCGTTATCCTTATAGAAATCAGCCAATAATTTATCTGGATCGATAGAGTCAATGTCTCTGTTTAGTTTAACAAAGTCTTCGATTCCTCGTCCAGTTTCCCTCTTGTACTTTCTAAAGGCAGCAACGTCTTCCTCCAAATCATCTTCAATAGATCTTGGTTGGAATAGATCGTCTATAGAGCTAACCTCCTTATTGTACTTATTCTTGATGTGAGATAAAACAATATCATCATCTATTTCAAATTGATTAGAGCTCGTTTGCTCTAAACTTGTATCTGGTGTGTTTTGTTCACTAACAGCCTCTTGCTCAGCTAAAGACTTCTCGTGATTCTCAACTAACTCTCTTTCTACCTCTTGTAGTGACTTCTCTTCAGAGTCAACAAGTCTTACCTTTATCTTTGATTCTTCCATTTTATTTGATTTAAATTGTTACAAAATTAATTAAAAAAATAATATAGCGATTAAGATCCCTTAACCCACTTCTTATTCTTAGGTTGTGCAGTATTTTTTGGACTCCATTTCACCTTGTCTGCCCAGTATGCCGCTGACATCTTTCCTATAGATATATTCTTAGCATGACGACTTTTAAATGCCTCACGTTGTCCAGCAGTCTGGTTAGTCTTAACTCCTTGTTGTCCAAAACGTATAGTCTTTATAGAGTCTCCTTCCTTAGCCACAACAATGTGTGACTTTGTAGGGTGACTTGGAGTTCTTTTAGGTTTGTTATATCCAGTAACTCCTGCACGTTCTAGTCTTGAGTCTTTCATTTCTTCTTAGCTGTTTTCTTTGATTCTTTGAATGCTTTTGATGTAGGAGCACCCTTAGTACCAGGTTTTCTCATACTCTCTCCAGATCCAGCCTCTATACGTGCTCTCTTGGCATGTATGTTTGCATATAGTCCTTTCTTCATAAACTAATTATTATCGTAAAACATATATTCAGAGTCCTCTGTCTGCCACTTCTCAAAGCCTTCACAGTTGAAGTACTCCTTATTAACCATGTAGTCTGGTTTCTCTGGGAATGGTTTAGTAACAAAGCTAGGCTCTGACCACTTGATTCTATTATTAGGCTGTAGTGCTATCTGACCATTGTCAAGAAGTATGATGTGGTGAGACTTATGCTCCATAGGATCCTCTGCTAAACTGATATCTGTATTAATATCTCCAGAACCCCAGTTAATGGTTGCATAGTATGTTCCATCGTACCACTTTTTGTCTTTCATATAAACTTCTACTGGAGAGTCATACACATAAGACAATTGTGTGAGTGTGAAATTATAGCTAAAACAATTCCAAATTTGTAAAAAATGAAATGGTAAATCGGTTTCTGGTAGATTATCTGTAGTTAATAATGCATGTGATGGCAACTTATCACGCATCACGCCATTGTTTAACAGAACCTGGAATAATGCCGCTTGTCCTGGAAGACATCTAACAGAGATAATTGTTCCTTCCGTAAACTCTCCATGACCTTTACTAAACTGATACATGTACTCGTTTCTAACAAATACCTTGAGTGGAAAGAAGTTATGCTCTATATATGCCATTATAATTTTTTACGTTTATCCTTTACTCTTTTTGTAATAGGTATATTAGCAGAAAATGTTATATCTGTCTCTGGCTTATATCCTGTTCCAGCACTCTGACCAATATCTAATGATATTGGACCCTTTGAAATATTAACACCATAATACGCATCAATTCCAGATTTCTGTACTGACCCACTTAAGTAAGGGTTAAACTTTAACTTATTCTTTCTCATGTTATCTAGGTTCAAATGATGATAAATCAAACGCATCTAACGAATCTTCCTCTGACTCAAAGTTCATTGGAGGCAGGTTATTCTTTCTCTGATTAATTAGTTCAGATTGACGTGTAGCCTGTAGGTCAACTCTCTTGTCTTTTGCCTTTTCACGCTCTTTTTCTCTCTTCATTAACCCGTCAGTCTCTATTCCTTTAAGTTTCATGTTATACTCAAACTCAAGGGCCATAAGTTCTTTCTTAGCTGCAACCTCATACTGCATCTTCTGAATATCGTACTGAGCCTCAGCCTCTCTAATAGCGATCTTAGACTGTGCCTCAATCTGAGCTGTCTGTTGTTTCTGTTCAGCTGCTGCTTGTTGAGACTGCATATTGATCTGCATCTGTATCTGAGACTGTTGATCCTCTCTCTGCTGCTGCTTCTCAACTCTTCTTTTTCTCTTAACCTTAAGCATCTCGTTTGCAAGCTTAAGATTCTTTATCATCCTTATATCAATAGCATCCTCTAGATCTATCTGACCTGCTTGTAATGCTATCTGTATATTTTGTTCAACCTGCGCCTTCTCTTCCTCATCTGGCTCAAGTTCTATGAATATACCAAAAGAGTGAAGGTATAGGTTCTGAATATCTTCTAGTATAGCTAAGTTATATTTTCCAACCTGCATAGCGAACTCATCTCTAAAGTCTGCATAGTTAATTATATCTGCAATCCTTAGAGATAAACACTCAGCAAGTCTCTTAGTTATATTAAGACCTCCGTTTAATATATGTCTTGTAGCAACGTTACTATTTAATGCAGCTAACTTTTGAACCCCTACAAGTGTATCTGGATGAGGCATAGATCCATCTCTAGCTTCATTTAACCCAGTTACGTCACGTATCATATTTAAGTTATAGTTATATGTACCAATAAGTGCTGTCATTTTAGATTGACCACTATTTGTACTTAACTCTTGAATAGGAACCCTTGCGTTATTAAATTCACCGTCACCAGTGTAGCTCCTACCTATAACGGATCCAGTCTGGAAATATAACTTAAGTGCATCCTCTGGATTATACGCAGCACCTGTACCAAGATCAACCTCGTTAATACCGTCAGCATCAATGAATACACCGTCAGGTATAATTCTTGACATTACCTGCTGTAGTTTTAAGTGAGTAAGCTGAATCTGATCTGCAAAGGGAATCATTCTCTTAACTAGAGACTGTATCTGACCCTTGTACATACTAGGCGCATTTATAACATAGTTACATAATGCCTTCTGTGTTGCAGCTTCTGGACGAACCATGTTCTTTAACATGTCCCACTTAATAAGTATGTTACTACCCATTACAAGAACACCCTCGTACCACACATCCTTAACAACGTCTATCTTTTCAAACTTTTCATTTTCTCCCTCTGGATTAAATCCTTCGTCCCTTCTAATTACTCTCTCACCTCCGTTATCTAAGAACTTTTTCTTATATACAAACCTTTTGTCAGACTTGTAGTTGAAATACAATAAAGTAACAACCTCTTCATTAAATATGTCATCCTGGAACTGTCTGATAATTGGGAAATAATTATACCATGCAGAACCAGAGTTCTTGATATCAACTAACTCCTCGTTAGTAAGATTAGGATTAATCTTTCTTAACTCTGTATAGTGTACCTGCTTAACTTCACCTACATAGTATATATCAGAAAAGTCTGGCTTCTCTGTATAGCTATAAATAAGTGCAGCTGGGTCAACATAGCTAACCTGCACCCCTGCTCCTACTAAGAACTCGTGCTTTGCAGCACCAATACCAATCTCAGTAATATCTTTATCGATCATAGGTTTTACAACGTCCCTATAATCGTTCATTTCTAATAGTGTGTTAATCGCAACCTCTTCAGCTATCTCAATAGACGGCTTGTATTTAAGCTGCATGTATAAAGCAAGTTCTTCATCAGTTTCTGGAATCTCTTCCTGTGGGACATTGAACGCATCTACGCCAAACTGCTCCTGTGTTTGAACTAAAAGATCTTTTGCCAACATGTCAGCCTCAACCATCTGTTGGAATGAATTCTTTCTTTCTGCTGAATTTATATCCTGTGCTGATGCCTTAATAGCATATAACCTATCGTTCATACCGTTAACAACGATATCAACAAACTTAGGTATAATCTGTACTGGCTTCCAATCTAAATTCAAGTAAGATAGGTCACCATTAATAGCCAACAAGTCTTTATACATCTGCGTAGGTTGTTCACCACGAGCGTATAGCCGCAACTTATGGAACTCTAAGTATTGATCGTAATACCTACAACTACCAGAGTTAACTCGCTTAAACCATTCTCCCTCAATTGCTTTTCCTACCCTCAGACCATACTCCTTTGTATTCTTCTCTGAGTCAGTAGCCATTTGATTTGGAAAAGGTGTGCTACTTATAATTACAGATGGTTTGCTATCCATTATTTTTTCAATTGACTTTTATTGCCAGTACTATTATCGTATTTTGCAAATTTAATACTTATTTTTGATTTCTCCTCTTGACGTGCAATCATATTATTTCTTGTAGCCATAATTGCTAGTCCAGAACTAATGGATGCATCGTGTTTTGTTCTATTATTTATATCGAACCTAGCCCAGTCCTCAAGTGTCTTTGTAAAGTACATACTACCCATCTCATCTGGATCCCTATACGTACCCTCTTGATCGTATCCTACGTACTCTTCGATATAAGTGCCTATAGCTGATGCGTGAGCCTGTTTAACATCCTCGGATGAGTTAGGTATACCGCCAAGCTCTAACTCTGTCTTAGATAGCTTTGATACGTGTTTGTCTGGCCTGTTCATAGAGAATCCTCTATATCCCCTATTTTTTAGGTGATACAGTAGTCTTGTCTTGTTATTCTCTATGAGTATAGGCATACCGTAAAAAACAATAGCCATTAGCACATCCTCAAAGAATATTTCTGCCGTCTGTGTTCTAGTTACGTACTCCAGAAAGAACTGGTTAGTTGGAGCACCCTGTTCCATATGGAACTTTGTTTTACCGTGTAGTGATCCGTTTGACCCTCCACCTCCAACTGGACCAGATATGTCATAAGGGTCACATCCAAAAGCTCCAAGGTGCTCATTACCAGGTCTGAATCTTCCTGCTCTATCTCTTACTACGTTGTTACGTATACCGTTTCCTGGCAACCATGATACCAAGAATCTTCCAGATGGGTCTGGTGACCACACTACCTCTGAATCTAACTCTCCGTTTCTCCAGTGGAAGTTCCCCCTTGTTAGTACCCTATCCTTTACTAGGGAATCATTATAATCAATCTGCTGATATATCTTAGAAAGGTTATAAAGCGACTGTCTTGACTCATCACGAAAAGCATGAGATTCAGTTCTCGGATACTGTCTATAAAATTCATTGAGTGCGTCAGGGTCGTTTTTAAGCGCATTAACTTCATTATTCCAATATGTAATTACTCCAGTTTTAATTAGTTCTCCATCTATACCTACAACTGGTTTATCTGGATCCTCAAATACTGGGAAACCGTACTCGTCTATAAACCCTTCAAAGTTCCACTCCATAGGTATGAATAGTGAGTATAGTCCAGACTTTGTTTGTCCATTTGCAGACCTCCTTCTAGGATCAGAGTCCATGTACAACCTCTTGAAGTTGTCTCCACCCTTTGATAGTGCGTTAGATGTTGATCCCATCATACACTTTCCAATTACCTTGCTACCAAGACGTAGACAGGTCTTGGTTACCCTCCAGTTATTTAGAATGTTATCTGGCTTCATCCACTTACCACTTTCATCGTGTATAAGCATCAGAAGCTTCTCACCATCGTATGAGTTATCAGCAGTGTTCTTCCAGTCTATAGTTGTATCTAGACCCTCCATAACCTCCTGGTTCTCATCGTTCATACTCCTCTTAGTAATCTTTGATGCAGGAACCCTAAACGATAGCTCAGTCTTTGGGTTATCCATACCATCCTGTATAGGTTTGAAGAAGAATGGGTAGTTCTTTACTATTGGAACAACCTTATCTGTAAACATAGTCTTAGCGTCACCACCAGTCTTGGACAGTATACCAAGTCTAGAGTCCTTAGATATTGTTCCTAGGTTACATATCTCTCCAGAGCTCATAAACGAAAACCCACTACGTCTGTTCTTTAGGTAACACATACCGTATGACCTGCTGTCAGCCTTACATGCCTCCCAGAATATATAGAACAGTCTGTTTGACTCTCTAAAGTCTGGTAGACCGATATCGATCTTGGACCACTGTAGGTACATATAGTGTGTGCCAGTTATGTATGTAGGACTACCGTTATTTATAAACCAGTAGCCGTTATCTCTTCTATCAAACTCACCCTCTATATAGTCTACCCACTGAGCCTTGAATATGTTATCTCTCCTGGTCCACTCAAAGAACGTCTTTATTTTCTGTAACTCTTTTGGAGCTTCTGTAGGACGCCACCTATTTCCTAGGTTGTCTACCTCTTTGGGTGTGCTAGGAAGTGCAATATATACTCCATTTATCTCGTATATATCTCCTATGGTTCCGTCCTTTGATATAACTACAACGTCATACTGATCGTCATATCCATACTTCCAAGACTTGGCCTTATTTCTTACGTTCACAGCGTTCTTGTTAACGTAATCGTTAACGACTCTATGCAGGTCATAGTTACTACTTCTTTCCGCTTGACTTTGCTCTCCCCTCTGCAAATCCACCATTTCCAGTATCTATTATCTTTACTGTCCCTTCCTGGAACTTTGATCTCTCAGAATCTATTCTGTCTAGCATAAATAACGCATCCTCAAACGCTAATCTCTTAGCAGCTGCCGCATTCTTCATCTTGTCAGCAGATATATCGTCTTCGCTATTATTTATGATTGGGTCATTAAGTACGTTTATAAGCTCATCAACAGCCTTCTCTGCTGCCCTTAATAACCTATCCTTCTTACCCCTTAAATCTTCAGACATAAACTACTTAATTTCATTCTATATAACTTCTTACCGTCTATCCTAAATTCATATTCAGACTCTGGCTTGAATGATACTAAGTCTCCAGTTTTAACGTGCTTATTTTCTGGTATATATCTAACGTATCCATGGAGGTATTTCTCCACGTCTGTACTTAGTATATAGTCAGAGTTATCGTTCTCTATAGGTTCTATAAAGCAGAAAGGATACGGAGCATTCCACTCGTTCTTACCATATAGGAATATTTGATCTAACTCAACAATAAAGATATCCTCCTCATAGTGGTTCCAGCTTGATCTCTCGTTACCCTTCATGTCGTAGTATATCCTAAATACGTTATGGTGAACGATAACAAAATCTCCAACAGATATATCTCCGTCATACCCTATTGGAACACTATCCACTACTCCTACCCTGTTTGTTACGGTATGATCCTCCTGTGATGATGATATCACAAAATCAATATCTCCATACTTTCGTATAGAGTCGTATCTCTGCCCATTAAATGGACGTATTACAAAGTAGTGAGGTGACTTCATTAAAAGTTAATGTTATACTCTATTGAAACTGGGACTGTTGATCCGACAGACTTCCACTTTACAGCTTCTCCATCCTTCTCAACCCATATATCATATAAACCTTCGTCTGTTCTCTTGATATCAAATACAACGTACTCACCACCCATTACTGGCTTTCCTACCTGGAAATGCATAGCGTTTAGTGGGTCAGTACCTATTGATATCTTTCTAATTATCATGAGATTTCTCCTGTTTGGCCGTTTACAACGCCTTCTCCATACTTCTCATAGATCTCTTTCTGAATAACAGCAAACTCATTCTGAGCCATATCTACGTTCATAAGTGTAGACTGCTTGTCATTCTTAAGTCTTTCTTCTGTGATGGCGATGTCTGCTAGACGTGATCTAAGCTCAACGTAACGTGTTCTTGCTGAGTTGAATCTTTCTAGCTCATCCGTAGTTAACATTCTAGTTTCTTCCATTTTATTTAATTTAATTTGTGACAAATATAATAAAAAAAATCCTCGTTAGAGGATTTATTTTTAGTTTGCGTTATAAACTGTGTGTAAATATTTCTATATATAGATTTGATATTGTTCCATTTGCAGCAGATCCAGAAAGATAACTCTTAAATGAAATTGAATTAGCTCCAGAATTAAACTCAAATGCCTTATCTTTTGAGTTAGGAACAGATATTATACAACCAGATTTTCCAGATGCAAATGTCCCAGTAGAAGTAAATAAATAATCACCTACACCAACATATGTCCATGTTCCAGCTATTGTGTTTCCAGGTACTTCAACAGCAGTTGGTGCTGATGTGGAAACTTGGCTTAGATACGCTCTATATATCTTTTGAGATGTCTGAATATCATATAAAGACTGAGCAGTAATATTCTTAGTATCACCAGTTGTTGCATCTGAAGCTAGAATCTTATCTCCAGGACTTGGAGCTGTTACTGTATAGTTATTAATCTTTCCCATGTTGCAAATTTAATAAATTTATCTATATCTCTTAACTTCTCTTGATCTACCTATAACAGAACCTGGAGTTCCCTTTGTTTTAGTTACAGTTTTTTTAACAAGTCCGTTCTTTCTGTAGACAGTTTTGCTTTTCTGAATAGCACCGTACTCCTTTCCGTCAACCTCCAATGTGACAGACTGTTTACCTGTTTTAACTTTATTTTTTCTCATAGCTATCTTCCTTGACCTCTATATGCCTTCTTATAATTCTTACTGCTTTTCAGTCTACTTATCTTAGTCTTAGCATGTACGCCAGGACGTTCAACGTGTTTTACTACTCTAGCAACTAAATCTTGTACCTTTAACTTAGCCATTTCTTAATGATTTTAACATTTCTATCATTTTAGGCTGAGGTGTTATGTCAACCTTGTCTTTTCTGTATGAATTGTGTGTATAAACACCTTCTGCTCCAGACAGTGCATTCTTTGATACTGTCCACATGTCAGCATCTTTGTACGTTATATCTATACCGTATATCTTGTTCCAATACTGCAATAGATTCTTAACTGACTCTATCTGCTTGTCTGTATATAAATGAAAGTGCTTGAATCCTTTATATGGATCAGATAGTGTACACACCTGATCAGCAGGTATCTCTCTATCTACATAGTTGTAAAACTTGCCCCCGACCTTATCTAGTGCGCCCCAGTTACATATCTCAATACCTATCGACTGCTTATCAAGATTTTGATACGAAACCTTGTGTGCAGAGAATACTTCCTGTTTTACACCTAGATGATAAGCCCAATACTTAGAAGAGAACCCTTGTACAATTTCTCCGTCATACGAGTTTGTTGATCCCTTTCCAGAAATAGTCACACATGTAGCTATTCTGCCTCTGTCATCGTTGTTCCAGTTAATCATTGTGTTTACACCAGAAGAGTTTCCTGCTGTGTGGTGAATAACTATCTGGCTTTTGCTTGTCTCCTCTTTAATGTATTGAGTTTCTTTTAGAGGATACTGCTTAATTTTTGATAAAAAATCTGACATATTAAGTAAATTTAAGTAGTGCTATTGATGCCAATAGGAGTCCTGCAACAATAACCCATATCCATGGACTCTTTTTATTTTCTTGTCTTGTCTGAACTATTTCAGCCTTCTTTTCTTGTTTATGCTGTCTGTCATCTGACTTCAGCTGCATCTTTAGGCTGTCGTTCTGTAGCTTCATCATCCTCTCTAGGTGATCAAACATATCCTGCATAGCTTTTCTTTCTTGTCTAGTAATACCGCTAGTTATGGTATTTGTAACAGCATAAGGAAAACTATCTCTGATTATGTGCCTTGTTTCAAATGAGTTTGTAGTGTTATTATATACTGTATCTACCCCATAAACATACTGCCAAACAGTATCTGGCTTGATTACAGCACCCTTTCTTTTTGCTATCTCTATATGCTTCTTTGCCTTAGCTAAATGTTTCTCAACTGAACATGAAAAAATAGTTATCGCACAAAAGCAAAAAATAATTATTCTACAGATCATCCTTTGTCTCTTTTACAAATCCAGTAAAGTATTTTATTACCTCTCTAATCTTTTTGGTCATTTGCCAAACAGCTTTAAGTATGTTGTTCCCAGTTATGTCAAAATAATTCTCGTTAATCGAAGATAATTCGATTAAGCAGAAAATAATTAACAAAAAGTTTGTACATATAGCCTTTGTTGGAAGCACTATATCCATTCCAAAGTACTTTATAGATCCATCTATAAATGGAGTTAATGCATAGAAATCTATTGGAAATAAAGCTATTGCAAACAATAAGTATCCAGCACCCTTATATATATATCCCTTCCTAAGCATGTTAGATTTAAATACATCTCTAAACGGTCTCCCTTCTTTATTTGCTAATCTTTTTAGAGATACAAGCTTTACAAGAGTGTCAATAACCATCATGAATATAAGAAGTATTACACACAGCTCTATTGGTGTAAAGAAACTAAATATACCTATTATTATTGACGTTAGTTTTTTCATCTTACAGTACAATTATTAGACGTTCCCCTTCCACATCCATACACGTTACATACACTAACATCACAATATATTACAGATCCAGACCATCCTGATTTTATAAACAAATCTTTAGTGTTTTCTCCTTCGAGTGCTTCATCATCCTTATACCATGTAAATTTAGGCTGAGATGTACCGTAGTTCCACGTACCTATATAACAGGTAATAGTAGTATTGATTGATCCACCTCCTGGTATACTTGGAAGAACAGTATTTACTGGTACTCCAGTAGCCCTTACCTTATTCGTTTGTGATGATGTGAACCCGAATCCGAACATTACTTCAATACTAAGACAACGCTTCCAGAAACTAGTTCAACCTTTGAGAATGGACTTCCTATAGACAGAGGAGTTATAATGGCTCCAGCCTTAACCGCTGTTAATGGATCTGCAATCTGTGAAGGAAGTTCATCCGTAACAACAGTTCCAGTTGGATCAGTTACCTCTAAAACATTAAATATTGTATCCTCTAGAACAGATATAAGATATATAGTCCCTTCATATGGATCTGTATTATTAAGAATGTATGTTCCTCCTCTACCTGTTAGTATTTCACTATATGAATTTGGCATAACTATTAGTTTTTATTTTTTTGTACTCTTACCATTTGAGCCGTTTCTTGCTCTATTTTTTTTAAAGTATTCCTTAACAATTCCTCCTCCTTTCGTGTGGCTCATATCCATGTTGTCACCATTTCCATATGTCCCAGCACTTCTGTTAGCCTTGTTAAGCTCTACCCTCTTATCCTTCTCTTTCTTTGACTTGTTGTACTCCTTCTGGTACTCAAGTCTCTTTTTCCTAGCCTCAGCGTTCTCAGCGTAGTACCTCGCTGTCCTCCCCTTTGTTGCCATATGGAAAAATATTATTTAGTTTTTCTTGTCTCTCCTCACATCCGCAGTCTCCCATGATACCCAACTCCTTTGCCTTCTCAATCGCATACTTTATACCTGTATACGTTGTGACCATTGCAACGGTATCACCTAGACCCTTTTGTTTTGAAAGAACCTTTATCATTTCATTCTCTTCATTCCGTTGTGCATAGACGACATGATAGCCATCTTCACCATAGCCTCAGAAGCCTCTTCAGCCAACTCTTTAGCTGCCTTCTGATCTTTCTTTGCTTTAATCAACTTATCGATATAAGTGTCATAAATACCTTCTGGTTTCTTCATATTTTTCATAATGCAAATATAAGTATTTTTACAATACAATACTAACTAAATATCCCATCTGCTCGTAAGCAATTTTACCATACAGCATTGCAGTATCTATACTCTGCTCCTCTCCTTGTTGCAACTCAACCGTTAAATTACCTTGTTGAACACTTGTACTAAACACGCTTGCACCACTTTTAAAGGCGTCCTTGCTTGCGTATGTAGCAATAGCTATCTCTAAAGTTTTACCGTCTGCACGTCCTGCAAACTCAATCCTGCCATACACACTAGGCACTTCGATTTCAGTTCCTGTAATTGTGATTTTGTTTTCTTCTGTTCCGTTTATTAGTAGTCCCATAAATAAATTTTTAATTTAGAGCTTGCCACGCTCCACCTAGATATATATAAAGTTTATTGTTTGTACTATCTGCCACTAATGGAGCCTTTCCTGTTACTGCTGTAGGAACACCTGTTGGGATTCCAGCACACGTTGGAATATAAGTGAATCCATTAGTTGCATTTGTAGCCAGAGCTACTTCTCTTCCTAGAATAACATTGTGATTAGCATCCTTCCTTATAGCTTGATTACCCTGCATATCCGCTAGAACTGCGTTATTGCTAACATTACCGACAACTATATCAGACCCTATTAGTGTATTATAGTTTCCAGTTGTTACTCCACTTCCTACACTTCTATATCCGAGGTGCATATTAAATGCTCCAGTAGTCATTCCTAAACCTGCGCTCTGCCCTATAGATAAGTTATGTCCTCCTGTACCAGGACCAGCGTTATATCCTATAGCTATACACCCATTACCAGCAGCAGCAGATGCAGCAGACGTATATCCTATATATACACCATACTGAGAGTTTACATTAACTCCAGCACTGTATCCTACAAATACATTTCCTGTAGGACTAGTTCCATTTTGACCAGCACTATATCCTACATATGTGTTATATGTTCCACCAGCATTAATCTGTCCAGCTGCTCTACCAATAGCTGTATTACCAGTTCCTGTGTTTAGCTGAAGTGATCCCCATCCAATAGCTGTATTTTCTTGTCCAGTTGTATTGGTTATTAAAGCATTAAATCCAAACGCTGTATTCTGTACCCCTGTAGTATTTGCTGTTAGCGCATTCTCCCCATATGAGGTGTTAGATGAAACAAATCCAGGTCCGTTAGACCAAACATGACCCTTACCGTTTACACTTAATATATTAAAAGTATTAGCTGAGTTTCTTACTCTAAATCCTATATCTGTTGTTAGCGCACCCTGTGCCCTTACATCAAGCCTTACAGTTGTTGCAGGTGTTGCACCTACACCTAATCTCTTATTAGTGTTATCCCAGAATAACGCAGAGTCTTGCCCTAGAACATTACCTCCATTTTCAAATAATATCCTTCCGATAGTTCCACTCGCAATAGGTGTTGTGCCTACTGTAAGTGTTGATGACACTGTCTTTGCTTTCCACAGTGATGTAGATAACTCATACGTTAAAACTTGTCCATCTGTTGGAGTGGTAGGTATACTTACGTTGTGTAGCTCTTGAAGCTCGTAACCATTCTGAACCCTAACATACATTCGTCCTGCCGATCCATTATTCGCTGTCGTTACAAACCCAAGATAAACCAAGTGGTTAGGTGCTGCTGGCTTAACATTCGTTATTGAACCTGCCGTGGCTCCAAGATACACAGCATCTCCATCAGCCCAAGTTGATGTTGGAAGTATACTTAGTCCGTCTAATAGTCCGTTAACCATTATCAATCCCTTCTGGTTAGCTCCAATAGATGTAGACAATACTAACCCTACAGTCTGTGCAGAAGTGGCGTCAGATGAGTTGTTTGCCCTCTTAACTGTTAACCTGTCACCCTGTCCACCAAATGCGTATACTGGCTGACCCTTTGTTATTGTTACAGAGTCAGCATTTGTTACGTATGCAAGTAGTGTGTTTGGTGCAGTACCTATAACCTGGAAGCTAGGAGTTGTTGAGTTGTATATACAGAGCATCTCTGCTCCATCTACAATGTCACCACCAATCAATACACCATCGTTGTTCCTATACAACGTTATCGCTCCTAAGCTGTTTATATTTAGCGTACACCCCGTGGTGTTACCGTTAGTAAACCTAACCAAGAACGCATCACCATCGTTGTATGCTGTTACTCCAGATATTGTAACTGTATACGTATCCGTACCAGACGCAGTACCGTGAGGTATGCTGCCAGATCCACCAGATGGCGTAGCCCACGTGCCGTCACCCCTTAGAAACGTTGTGTTGTCCGCAGTGCCAGTGCCTAGATTAAACGTTGGAACCTTGTCCTCCTGTGAGAACGGTATTATCTTATCTAGTACCTTCTTGAGTGGACGTGGGAAAATGCTCATATTGTTTGTTCTTGTCGCAAATTTAGCATATTTTTGCGACATATGGTCCCAGTAGTCAAAAGAAAAAAGGTATACGTAAAGAAAAGGAAGCGAAAGGTTCTTATATGCGACAGAACTGAGGTTAAGTTCAACTACATGAAGTACTACCGTGTTGTACGGTACTGGGCAATGCGTACCTACGATATCACTACACCAGAGCTTGAGATGCTGTTCTTCCTCTATGACGAGAAGCTATTCACCATATCTAAGTTCGATAAGTACGACAACATATTCTCTTGGAACACTAGAAGGCTATACAAGCTACAGAATAAAAAACTTGTTCACGTATGGAGACCAGCAGGTCACCACGAAGCACGACTATACGAGCTTACGTACAAGGCGAAACGAATGATATTCAGTATCTATAAAAAGCTAAATGGGGAAGAACCTATCCCAACATCAGAAAGGCGCAACCCCATTTTTAGAAAGAATGCCAGCTATACAGATAAGGTGTATGCCATGGCTATAAAAGACTTCAATAACGAGATCAAAGAATCAAAGCCACGTCTCTATACATAATTATTCTGTAGTTCTTCTCATTCATCCTGTAGTCGTGACCCTGTACAGAGTCATACGCAATGATATCACCAGCCTTCAGTACTGGACTTCCGTCCTCGTTATACGGTAGATCCTCGCTCGCTAGTATAACCTCAGCCTGCTGGTATCTCTGTTTCGCTGTCTCCATGCCAGAAAGTAGGAGCCCTGTACTGGACTCCTGTCTCTCTAACTCCATAGGTAGTACAACGATGAAACTATTCAACGCTTTCATTCTCTCTTACGTTTGTTATTATCGCATTAGTGCTTAGTATAGTTGTCGCCACAGAAACTGCGTTCTTGATGGCGTTCTTTGTAACCTTGGCTGGATCAATGATACCCATCTTGATCATGTCTCCATACTTGTCGTTCTTCACATCGTAACCGTATCCGTCCTTGTTGAACACGATGTTGTTGTAGCACTCCTCTGGATCTACTCCAGCGTTTGTACATATCTTGTACAACGGAGACTTAACTACACTCGACATGATGTTGTAAGCTATCTCACGCTCTGTTGTTAATCCGTTCTTTACCTTAGACATCGCATTGATAAGTGATATACCACCACCTGGAAGAATTCCTTCGTCAATCGCTGCCTTAACAGCCAACACCGCATCGTCAACACGGTCCCTCAACTCCTTCTGCTCTATGTCAGAGTCAGCACCTACGTATATAATACCTATGCCTCCAGAGATATTGGCGATACGTTCGTTCAAGAAGTTTATATAGCTCTCGTCCTTCTCCTCCTCGATCAGCATCTTAAGGTCTGCAACGTGTGACTGAACTTCGTTATTGTCTACATACTCCTCATCTGGAATGATTACCGTTGAGTCCTGGCCTACGATAATCTTCTTGGCTTTACCAAGTCCCTCGAACGTACACAACGCCAAGTTATCTCCAGTTGCCTGGCTGTAGTAGTACCCTCCTAGAGATACTGCGATGTCCTCCATCAGCTCGTCCTTACGGTATCCCATCGATGGTGGAATGATGTTGCAGAACCTAATCTTCTTCTCGATTACGTTCATATTAATTGTAGCCGCTACCTGTGGTGACAACTGACCAATAACCAACAACGGAATACGTTCAGCAACTACACGCTTAAGTATGCCCTCAATGTGTGATAGGTTAACGATCTCGTGATCCGTGATCAGTACGTACGCATCCTCGAATACACACTCCATCCTCCTTTGATCTGTGATAAAGTGACGTGATGTCCATCCACGCTGTACTCTGATTCCGTTGATAATCTCTGAGTAGGTGTCGTTAGTCTTGGTGTTGTTCTCAACAGTCACGAACTTAACCTTGTCATACACGTCAGCAATTAGTTTACCAGTCACTGGATCGTTGTTTGATGAGATCGTTGCAACGTCTAGTAGCCTGTTTCCCTTAACTGGCTTCGCCATCTTACCAAGATTCGTCACAACCTCATCACATATGGACTGTATTGTTCTTAGTACCTCAGTCTTGTTGAACTTAGGATACATGCCAGTGATCCAGTCGTACACATCAATCAGCTCTCTAGTCAACACGATGCTCGTTGTTGTACCGTCTCCAGCCATCTTAGCTGTGTTTGACGCAGCCTCACGTACGAGTTGTACCGCTAAGTTCTCAACTGGGTTGTACAGGTTGATTGATTTGGCTACAGTTACACCATCCTTTGTTACTGTAACTCCACCGATATGGTGCTCAGACTCTATTAGTACTGTCTGACCTCCTGGGCCTAAAGTTGATGCAACTGCGTCAGATATCTTATTTATACCAGACTTTAGTTGATTTCGACCCTTTTCGTCTAAAAATATTTGTTTTATTACCATAGATTTAATTAAATTCTATGCGAATATATAAAAAATAAGTAAGCCCACAACTGTGGGCTCGATTTTTTTTAGTATGCTAACCACTTCTCTACAAGTTCTTCTCCGTATTCTTTTACATATAATTTCTTTGCATACTTAAGAGCTCTTATGTGCTCCTCTTGAGAGTATTCATCTACATATATATACGCTATCTCTTCACCAATCTCTACTGTTATTGTGTAGTGAGCTCCGTTTTCTTCAATAACCTCCCACTCTATCATAGATCCGTTTTCTCTTCTATCATAGTCATAGAATCCACCTCCTATCTCTACAATCATTTGTTCTGCGTATGCTATTATATCTTCCTTTAGTCCGTACATTCCCTTACCGTATCTTAAATGTGTGTTCCAATTCTCTTGATAGAACCATACATATGGATCAGAGTCTGTGTGTTTGTCTACTATGTATGGATTATCAAAAGATCCCTTCTCTGCTGTTGTATCTATATATACCCCTGCTGCATAGAACTCTCTCTGTGCGTTAGTTGTTAAACCTATAACTGCTAATGCTAATGTTAAAACTACCTTTTTCATAATACTAGAATTTAATTTGTTTTTACCTATAACTCCAATATATATAAAAAGTAACATCCGCCCAAAAAAAATTTTAAGCGGATGCACAAAAAAATTATTAATTATTTACTGTATCGCTTTGTACCAGCCTGTTTTTTGCTAGAACTTGTCTCACTTAAAGGAGTAGTTTTCTTTAGTTCTGTCATACTGAAGTAGCTTGTTCCCCTCATTGTTCTTCCCTTCTCAGCTTTTCTAGCTTTCTTAGCGTCACTTGTTTTAGCAGCAACTTTTTCAGCTAACATATCTCTCTTCTCCATACGAAGACCCTTTCTGATGTCACCCTTGTAAGATCTAGCCTCTTTTGCTACACCTCTTGTTGCCTTAACTCCAGATCTGATCATACTCTTTTCTTCCTTGGTTTTAGTCATACCTCTAGCCTCCTTCATAGCAGACTTCGCAGATGTCTTCATAGCCTTAAGTTCAGCAGCTGTCTTTGTAGACTTCATTGCAGCAACGTCCTTAGCAAGGTCCTCCTTACTTGTTCCCTTGCTAAATTTAGCAGGTCTCTTGGCAGCCTTGTACTCAGCCTTCATTTCTTTAGCCTTTGTAATAGCCTTACCTTTTGCGCTTCCTTCTTTTCTAAGTCCTTTAGCTTGAGCTCTTGATAGTTTACCTATCTCCTTAATATTAGACTTGGCTTCATTTAATAGAATCTTTCTTTTTTCTGAGCCTCCTTTTCCAGAAGCTGTTGAAGCTTCAACCTTTTCTCCTCTTATAGAATCAGATCCATATAACGCCTTTAAATCTCTAATTCTCTGTGCTGATCCTTCTATTTTTTCTCCTCTTTTTGTAACTCTTCCAGATTTTGTCATCTGATCCTCTGTAGCAACTCCACTCATACCAAGAACTCGCTCCCTTGCTCCTGCAAGTTTCTCCTCCTTCTTGTACTTCATCTTCTCAGATAATCTAGGGCCTTTATACTTGTCTTCAGTTTTTACAACTATACCCTTATTTCTATCTAGAGCCTTACCACCAAGTTGTCTTCTATAGTCCCTCTTTGTATTTGGCTTCACATCTATCGCTAGTTTCTTCCTAGAAACAGTTCTTCCTTTAGGACCAGATACCTCCTCTGCTACACGTATGTCTTCCTTGGAATTTTTTTCTTTTACAACTAAGTCTCTTGTCGCACCAGGTTCTATCTTCTTTGTTTTTAATGTAGCAAACTTATCAAGTGGCTTAACCTTCTCAGCTGCCGCTCTTAAATTTGCTGGATCTGGCTTTGCCTTTGGTGCTTTTCCTTTTCCGTACATCTGAAGAACAAGGTTGTTTCTTCCTACGTCACCCTCATAGTTTGCTTGGAATGGATTTGGCTTTCCTTTAGATATATCTATATTGTATTCCTCTGGAGATTTTCTTCCACTACTCTTCCATACATCGTAGTCTGCCTTAGGTATAACGTAGTCCTCGTTATCTTTTACTCTAAGATATTTTCTAATTAACTTATCGTCCTCTGGAGTGACATCGGCTATTGAGTAATCTACACCATCTTTTCTTGTTGCCCTATAGTCTCCACCATACTCCTTCGGCTTCTCAGTTGAAAGTTCTTCCTGTTTAACTCCTTTTACGCCTACCTCAGGTAATACTTTTGCACCATTCTTACCCTTAGTTGTTGTCTTCACAACAGTACGACCCCTAGACCGTGCTGTAGACATTTTAGTTCTTACTGCCATTACTTTTTACTTTTAGATCCGCAGGTGTTCGCCACACCCTGCCCTACTGATTTAGTTCCCTTTGTTTTCATGGTTACTTTCTTTTAGAAGTAGTCTTAGATACAAACCTCTTTAACTTACGTAAGTTATTACCAGGTTCAGTTACCTTTACCTCTGGAAGCATTATTGCTTTAGCTTTAGGTTTCGTACTGCTCATTATTTTTGCAGCTTCTGCTGATTTAAGTTGAGACGAAGTCTTTTGCTTCTTACCAATGTTCTTTACTCCCTGTCCTAAAGACTTGGATTTAGTCATCGTGCTCATCGGAATCACGGTGCTCATTTTTGTTACTTTTCTGTTCATTGTTTTTTGTTTTTTATTTGTTATTTTCTATTTTTTGAAGGAGCTCTTTTTGCCGCTAATTCTCTGCTAGGATATGTCTTTTGTACAGTTTTTCTTTTGAAACCTTTTCCATATTTGGAAGCGTCCATAACCTCACCAGTCATATCTGCTTTACCTATTTCACCTCCTTTCTTTGCTAATCTTTTTGACACCCTGTTGAATTTACCCTCAGATATATCCTTAGATGTATACTTCCCATCCTTTGTTTCCTTAAACATCTTGTAGGAAGGATTACCTTTATCTAGTATGCTTTTTCCGCTCTCTAGCTTAGACTTTCTAGGTATAGTACTTACCTTGCTAACCATTCTTTTCATAACATGTTATATTTTTAAAGTTTATCGATATGCAAATGTAATAATATTATCGCATATCGATATATACGATAATGCATAATTATTCCTCACAGTTCATTCTTTGATACCTACAACCAAGAGTGGCGTAGTATCGATCCCAGTCCTTCTGACGCTTCTTAGCCCTCTCAGCGTAGCTTGTGTTGACTTGTGACGACTTTGTGCTGTGTTTGTGCTGCCTTTTTTTCATCTATTATATTGATTATTAGTTAGTTACGTGTTTTTGTGTCGAAATGACGACAGGGGGCCCAGAAAAAAAATATTTTTTTTTATTTATTTCTATAGTCTCTTTATATATATATAATTATTTTTTTTTTTAATTTGTAAATATAGTAACATCTTAACACTAAAATAGCTATAACCCTTATAAATAAAGGGATATAGAGTTTTTCAACTAAGCATTTAGTCAACACTAAATGGCAAATCTTGACACTAATCGCTATTTCTTGACATTCTTATATGGCAACGACTTCTTTAACCTAGGCTTCTTCAAGATCAAGTTGCGAAGACTCGGCTTCTTCAACTCCTTTATTTTTGGCATCAACTTCTTCATACAGCAAAGTTAAAAAATTAGTCGCATATATGGGGGTGGGGGGTAATATATACAATTCACGTGAACAATCAACAAAGGAAAACGACTCAAAATGAACACGGGGGTATACATTTCTGTAGATTTTCTCCAACTTTTTAGCTTTTTGCCTGCTGTAGGTAGGTAGGCTTGCACACATGCACGTATCACGTGCACGTTGCACGTACGTACACACGTCACGCATGGACGTACACGCATACGCATACACACATGAGTATGTGCACACAAGCACGCATACATGTACGCATGTACATGAGCGAGCGCACATATGTACGCACATACATACATGCATGTGAGCGTACACACATACACACATACACACATACGTGTAGGCATACACACATCACGTCATGCATACACGCATACACGCACACATCACGTGCGTCCGCTCGGTTCGATTATG